TCATTTCCGTTCCATCAAAACACTTATCAATCTTTCTTTTTCTGCAAGAAGTTCCTCTAAATGTTTCACTTTTTCTTGCAAAACAGCAATATCCATGTTGCCATTCACCGCATCCCCATGGATTGAAGCCGGTGAGAAATCACCATGAGTTAAAACTTGCTCAACTTTTGCTGTCTCTTCCCCTGTGAGAAGCCAACGAGCGTCCACATTAAGTACATTGACGATTTTAGCAATCATATCAACGGAAGGTTTAGACGCTCTTTGCTTTCCTAAATAATTAGATATACTTGTTGGCACGATTCCAATGGCTTTTGCAAAAGCAGCTTTATTACCATCAAATTTTTCATTGACAATCCATTGCAGCCTGTCGTTTATGGTCTCCATGTTTTAATAATAGTTAATTTACTTGTTAAATCAGTATATTTACTCTTATAATCAAGTAGATTGATTATCTTTGCAGCATAAAGTTAAACAATAAACCATAAACCTCAAAGAAAATGGCAGAAAATCAAGTAAAAGTACGTCCAGCTTTAACGGATTTGAAAGTAGGCGGAGAGATTACTTTCCCCATAGCGAAAACCAAGAGTGTGCGTGCCCAGGCGTCTGACCTCGGGTTAATTCTCGACCGCAAGTATCAAACAGAGACTGATCGCGAAAAACGCACCATAACAGTAACCCGATTAAAATGATATCATATGAATTTCAACAGAGTCACTAAACAAATCGTCGTTTTTGTAGCAGGCTTCATTATGTTCTTCTGCTTACTTGGTATAGCAGGTACCACTGATCGTACAGAACAAATAGTTTATGCTATGCCACAAGAGGCATACGAGGCTATATATCTGAAACTCGGTAATGGATGCACCGACCGCCAAATAGCCGATGAATATATGGCCAATAAACAATATTACGATGCATTGTCACAATAATAAAAGAAAGTAACACTCTATGTTCACACTTGATTTCACAGATAAATCTGTCACTTATGACACATTCATCCACGATGTTGCTACATCAGTGGTTCGAATGCTTGCTGACACACGCAACGACCCCGAAATGGTTAGTCAGCGACAAGCATACGCAATGTTCGGTCGCGGTAATGTGGATAGATGGCGCAAACAGGGTAAAATAAATCCCTGTAAGCGTCCGGGCAAAGTTGAATATCGCACAGTAGAGTTACGCGCTCTTCAACAGAAGAAACAAGATTATTTCAAGTGACAATCAGACCTGATAGTGTAATGGTAGCACATCAACTGAAAGTAGTAGTTCAAATCTGCTTCGGGTCACAAAAGCAAACTGTATTATAAACCTTTTAAATTATTAATTATGAGCAATGCTATTTCATTGGCCAAAGAATTGCAACAAATGAAAGCAATTGACGTAATACGCAATGAACGTGTACGTAGCCAGTTTATCAGCGTGTATAATTCCATTTGGAAAGAAGGAGGAGAAAACGTCTATGAACGTGAAGCTATTTACTTCAACCAGCAGTTACGCGACAAAGATGAGTTGCGCTTATGCTCCGGAACATCTATCTTCTATGCGTTTATTGACCTTGCTGTCAAAGGTATCACATTGGCTCCTGGTGCGCAAGCACTGTGTTATCTTCTTACCCGTAACTGCAAAGTAGGAGTTGATTCAAACGGCAAAGAAGTTTGGGAGAAAGTATGCAGCCTCGCTATCTCCGGATATGGAGAGCTGGCACTGCGTGCAAAAGTTGGACAAATACGCCATGCCGACAATCCAGTTATCGTCTATGACGGAGATAGTTTTGAATATGGAGAGAAGAACGGAGTGAAGATTGTCAATTATATGTCTGCATTTCCTCGCAAAAGCGACCGTATTGTTGCTTGCTTTGTCAAAATCACACGTGCAGATGGGTCAATTGACTATTCTGTTATGACAGAAACCGACTGGAAACGGTTACAAGGTTATTCAGAGAAACAAAATTCCTATAAAGACCGCCGCACCGGAGAAACTGTAGTGAAAAGCAATGCACTCTACAATATCAATGGGCAGATTGATACCGGCTTCCTCATTGCCAAATGCATCAAACACGCTTTCAAGACTTATCCTAAAATCAATATCGGTAAAGGTTCCGTCATGGAATCCGACATCATTGAAACCCCGCAAGGAGGTTTCGATCCTTACAGTGGAATCGATACCACACAACCCGAACCACAGGAAAAGCAAGAAGAGCAGCATTTCGCGCCTCAACCTGACATGTCGGCAGGGGTAACTATTGACCCAGCAAGTCAAGGAGATAACGATGATACTTTCTAACCTTAATACATTGTACATATGTCTTCAGAATTAGCAATCATCAAGCAGGAAAATATACAAACCATAGTGTCTGCTGCTCCACAATCATATAATGACAATAAACTGTCATGTGAAAGATGTATCAGTGCCGGACAATCCATACTCAATACTATTACAGCTAATGGTGGGATGACGGACGAAATTGACAAAGAAGCAGCTCTTTTCATTGAAAAAGCACGTAAAACAGTCAGGAAAATGAACGAGAAACGTTCGCCTGTCACAAAACTTTTTGATGACATCCGTCGAGAGTTTACGGTAATAGAGAATGCTATTGACCCAACCAAAGTTGATACTATCCCCTATAAACTCCAACAATACCGTAACCAATATGCAGCAAAGAAACGTGCCGAAGAAGAAAAACGCCGTCAGGAAGAGTACAAACGTCAACAAGCGGAACAAGCCCGTATAAAATTGAGACAAGACATTGAAGGGGATTTTAAGGCACAATTCCAAACATATCTCAATCAATCCATCAATTGGCTCACTACAAAGGATAACAGTGTTACGCTCGAGAACTATAACACAGTGTACAGTGAGGTAAAGAACTTTTCGGTTTCTCTTCCTGCTGACTGGTTACATAATCTTCATACTCTCATCCGTATACCTGCCAATATTTCGGTAGACGAGCTTCGACAATTTGAAACTGACACAAAGGAACGCCTTGGTAAGCAATTTACCGAACAATACACTGCAGAAATCCAAGACAACAAGGATTTCATTCTTGACCGTCTGCCCTCAAAGAAAGCAAACCTCGAACGCATGGCACAAGCTGATGCGGCCGAAGCTGCACGTGTCAAAGCTGAAATGGAAGAACGCCAACGCAAGGAAGCCGAAGAGCGAGAGGCAGAACGCAAACGCAAAGAAGAGGAAGAAAAGCAAAAGGCGGAAATGGCACGCCAGCAAGCTGAAATGAACGGATTATTTTCTGAACAGGCTTCTATGCAGAATTATCAGCCCAAAGTAAAAGTCACTCAAAAGATAGAGTTACTTAACCCTGAAGGTATCATGCCAATACTCTCAATGTGGTGGAGTAAAGAAGGGTGCACACTTTCGGTTGAAGAGTTGAGTAAGTTATTCAAGAAACAAATTACGTTCTGTGAAAAACTGGCTAACAAGGATAGTGTCTATATTGAAAATGAGAGTGTACAATATATTGACGATGTGAAAGCAAAGTAACCATGAGTCACAATCCCGATACATATTACAATCGTAGTGAGGTTAGTAACTCTGACCTCACTGAACTAAAAAACATTCTCCATCCTCGGATGCAATTCGGTGATAAAGAAGCTGCATTTCGTTTCGGCTCGCTGGTAGATGCAATTATTACCGAACCAGCACGAGTAGACTACTACCGCCTAACAGTAGATGATGAACAATATACCGAAGATGAGTTCCGACATGCACAAGAAATGCAGAAGGCACTTCGCATGGAAGCACGCCGCGATGAGTTCCTTTTTAAAGTGCTTGGTTATGCCGAAACACAGCGTTTCATGGTAAACACACAACAACAATTTACTTATTGTGGTTTCCCCTTTTCACTTGATACACGATGTAAGTGGGATTGGTGGCTCGGTCTTTTCGGCGGTGATCTTAAAACCACATTTGCCTCAACACAGCAACAGTTTGAAGAAGCGATTGACTTCTTCGATTGGGACAGGAGTCGTGCTTGGTATATGGACATTGCAGGTTCCAACCGTGATTTCATTTATGCTATCAGCAAAAAGAACTGCAAAGTATTCAAGAAGTTCATCAATCGGGATGATAAGGTCTACAACCGTGGACGCGAGAAATATGAAGAATTGGCTTTCCAGTACTGGTGTTTAACTCCACAAGACAATTAACAATGGATATATATTGCAAAGTAACTCAATATGGATTAGTTCCTCTGTATAATACAGACCTCGAACTAAAGAAACACTTGAAGATTGGTAATGTAGTCAAGTGTAAGGTTAGCAATCCCCGCAATTATGAGCACCACAAGAAGTTTTTCGCTTTGGTACGCCTTACTTTCGACAATTTGCCCCTACCATTAGTCGAAAAATGGCATATACATAATGAACAGGATATGCTTCGCAGATTCAAACGTGACCTTGGCTACTTCACTAACACTCTCAACGAATATGGTGAACATGAAATAGAGTATCTCAGTATATCGTTTGCCGCCATGGAACAACACGAATTTGAGAGGTTCTATAACCAATGCATTGACCTTGTTCTCAATAAGTACATCAAAGGAATTGACAAAGATGATTTAATCACAGAAATAGAAGAATTCAAATGAAACCACAGGTAGGACAATATCATTACTCTCCACACGGACGAGGATTCCGTATATACCGCTATACAGAGGTAACAGATAATTTTCAGTCAGCCTCTCCGGTACTTAACGAGCCAATCTTCTACGACCGTGAGAAAGCAAAGAAACGTGTTTATGAACTTAATGGATGGAAATACAATGAACAGACTCAAACATCATCTGCGCGTTGAACCATACGACTACCAACGTGAAGGTATAGTTTATGGACTGGAACACCGCCGTCTTATTATCGGTGACGAACCGGGATTAGGAAAGACATTGCAAAGTATCGGCATTGTTGATACAGCCAATGCATATCCTTGTCTTGTTATCTGCCCGTCCTCGCTCAAAATCAACTGGCAACGCGAGTTCGAGAAATTCACGGATAAATCAGCGGTCGTTCTTGACAATGCTGTACGTACGACATGGAATTACTTGTTATCTATGGGAGTGCATCAGGTAGCAGTGGTAAATTACGAAAGTTTGCGCAAATATTTTGTTTGGGACATCAAAGCGGAAAGTAAGCAGTTCCGTCTTAAAGATGTTGTATTCTGTCCTCAAATACAAATGTTCAAGTCAATCATCATCGACGAAAGCCATCGTGTGAAAGACCCGTCTGCACAGCAAACAATCTTTACCAAAGGTTTGTCTGTTGGCAAGGAATGGATAATACTCCTGTCAGGTACCCCCGTTGTCAACCGTCCGGAGGATTTGATAGCACAACTTTCTATCATGAACAGATTAAACGACTTTGGCGGTCGCGGAAAATTCATAGCTGACTATTGCACTGACCCAAAAGACAAGGATGCAGAACCGGCTGTACCACTTTCCGAACTATCTCGGCAACTCTATGATACTTGCATGATACGCCGTGAAAAAGCAAAGGTACTTCCCCAGCTACCTGATAAAACACGAGTAGACCTATATGTCGATATATCCAACAGTGCCGAATATAATCTTGCAGCTTCCGATCTCGCTACATACCTACAGGAATATACAGAATGTACAGATTGGGAAATACGCCGCAAGATGCGTATGGAAGCACTTGTGAGATTCATGACGCTTCGTTCCTTGGCCACCAAAGGTAAAATAGCACAAGCTGTAGACTTTATCAAGACATTCCTTGACAGTGGCAAAAAACTGATTGTGTTCTGCTCGCTTCATGAGATTGTGGATGAACTACAAAGGGTATTTCCGAAAGCCGTCACGGTTACAGGGCGCGATAGCGCAATAAACAAACAGGCTTCTGTGGATGCTTTCCAAAACAACCCAAATGTGCAGCTCATCATCTGTTCCATTAAAGCAGCCGGCGTTGGTCTCACACTCACAGCTTCCTCAAATGTAGCCTTCATTGAACTTGCATGGACATATGCAGATTGCTGTCAATGTGAAGACCGTGCACACCGTATAGGGCAAAAGGACAATGTAACCTGTTATTATCTGCTTGGTCGTGGTACAATCGACCATACGATATACTCTCTTATTCACCGTAAGAAATCCATCGCATCCGAGATTATGAACTCTGACGATGATATTCCGACCGATGAAATGTATTTCAATGAATTGGTCAAATCATTCTTAACAGCATCAGGATAATGGAAGTATGCAAAACAGATATGCAGAAAATTATCAAATATCTTGATGACGCTGCAAGAATGTATGACAATCACCCCGGACAACGTAATGTATGTCGCGCATGGGTAATAAGACAACTAATAAAAAAACTGAATAAAAAATTAGTAGTAACCAGTAAATAAAGTAATATGAGAATCTATTTCGATATAATATTTGTGGTTTTAAATGTCATCCTTTTTGCTTTGAACTTTCATTTTGCCTTAGAATCCAAATCATCTAAGTCATATACGTATGCCATCTTAGGAATGACTTTTGCCATTGCAGCTATCGTCTTACTTCTATCTACCGATTCAAATCAAGAATAAAAATAATATGGCAACACATCAAATAACAATAGCAAAAGCATCCAAGAATGACTTTGAGAAAGTATACAATCTGCTTTCTCCGATGGAGGAACTCTTCAATAATAGGTGGAGTAATGAGGAAAGCTGGACAGAGTGGGATGATGACAACGAGGATAAACTGGAACTTCTTGCCATCCGTAAAGAAATAGCCGAGGAAGAATACTGTGATGAGGATGAAGTGGACAACCGTCTTGTCTTATACGAATTTATTAAACGCAGAATGAGATTATGCGGATGCAGCAACTGGCAGCGCGTTGTTACCGCCGCCGAATGTCTGATTGACATCTTCTGCGATCCGCAAGAGTCTTGTCTTGCCTGGCGCCCGGATTTGAAGCGTGCGATGTATAATACGATGCTGGGTGAATAATAATTTAAAACAATAGGTAATGAACATTGGATTAATAGACGTTGACGGTCATAACTTTCCAAACTTCGCTCTTATGCGTGCCTCTGCATATCATAAGGCAAAAGGCGATCAAGTAGAATGGGCTACTCCTTTCAACAGATATGATAAAGTTCTAGCGAGCAAAGTGTTTACTTTCACTCCAGACTTTAATTATATGACATTACAAGCTGATATTATCGAAAAAGGAGGAACCGGTTATGATATTCATAAGAAGCTTCCATTTGAAATATCTTGTAGCACACTCATGGATTATTCCATTTATCCACAATATCATTTTTCTATTCAGTTCTTTTCAAGAGGCTGTATCCGGAAATGCCCATTTTGTCTGGTTCGGGAAAAAGAGGGCTACATCCGGTCCGTCCACCCTGTAGACCTGAATCCCAAGGGAGAATGGATAGAAGTATTAGACAACAACTTCTTTGCAAACCCGAGATGGAAAGAAGCTATTGACTATCTTATAAAAGCTGGACAAATGGTTAATTTCCATGGTGTTGATGTCAGGATCATGAATGAGGAGCAAGCATTTTACTTGAGTAAGTTGAAATTGAAAAGAAGAATCCACATTGCTTGGGATTTACCGGATATTGACCTTACTGAAAAGCTAAAAGAAGTGACTAAATATATCAAACCTCGTAATTTGTCTTGCTATGTTCTAGTCGGCTTTAACTCAACAATTGAACAAGATATATATCGGTTAAACCGACTTAAGGAGTTGGGAATCTCACCTTTTGTACAACCATACCGAGACTTTAATAATGATCGCAAACCAACATTATACGAAAAGGATATTGCACAGTGGGCTAACAAACATCAAATATTTAAATCTTGTGATTTTGCCGACTTTTCACCACGAAAAGGATTCAAGTGCAAATATTATTTAAAACAATTAGAATAGAAGTAAAATAAAATAGCCCGTAAACACCTTGTAGTAATCAGTAAGTTTGGAATGGAACAGATGGCCAACATCGACAAACATTAAGATACCATCTATCCTCGTTAGTCTTGCTTGCGTTGGCAGTACGAGTTACAAGGTCGAAACAGTAGCAGAGGAAAACCAAATTAACGGGAAATGCGGGCTATTTATAAATAACTAAATAGAGCTATGGATGAATTTTATATGGTATTTGTAGAAGGATGCGCCACTCCTACCTACAAACATGAGAATTTGGAAAGCGCCGAAAATGAAGCGAAAAGACTTGCTACTCTTCTTAAGAAGAAAGCATACGTTTTATGTACAATAAAATCAATTGAAGATACTCAGTACAAAATTGAGGATTGTAGACCTAACGGAAGTGATTTACCATTTTAATAAAAATACAGCAATGAAAAAAATTGAAATCGTTGAACACGTCATCAACAATACGACTATTAGTCGTTCACAAGCTATTCAAGCCGTAGATTGCGTTTTTGATGCTATTGAAAATTCTCTTTGTAGAGGTGAGAGTGTTTATATCCGTGGTTTTGCCACAATTAAGGCACACACCTCCAAAAGAAAGAAAGCACGGAATATTAGCAAGGGAACAACAGTTGTTATTCCAGCTCAACGCTCTGCCAAGCTCATCATTAGTAAACAACTTAAAGCTCGAATGAATTTATGATGCACACATGGTTTGAATGTAAAATCCGTTACGAAAGAGTAATGGAAAATGGAATGAACAAGAAAGTTACAGAACCTTATCTTGTCGATGCACTTAGCTTTACAGAAGCCGAAGCACGGATCATCGAAGAAATGACCCCATTTATCTCTGGAGAATTTACTATATCAGACATTAAACGTGCTAACTATAGCGAACTTTTCCCCAGTGACGAAGAAAGTGCCGACCGCTGGTTCAAATGCAAACTATTTTTTATCACACTGGATGATAAAAGCGGTGCGGAAAAAAAGACTTCCACACAAGTATTGGTACAGGCTGCCGACTTACGTGACGCAGTGAAGAAACTGGACGAAGGCATGAAGGGAACAATGGCAGATTATCAAATTGCATCTGTTTCCGAAACCGCTATCATGGATGTTTACCCGTATTCTGCCGAAGAATCCATTACAGATACCATCAGCGAAAATGCCAACTCCCCTATTGTACGCAACTTCATCCAATCACTTCCTGAAGGTTGTAAGACAACAATAACAGTTGGAGGAAAGAAAGTCGTAGTCGACAAAACTGGCAAGGACACTATTGTTACACCTAAAAATGAAAACAGCCATGACATTGGAAGAGATGCTCTCAAAGGAAAGAAAACAAAAAAAGAAGCAAAAACATAACGATGAGGAACACCGCATACAATGCGCTTGTGTAAAATACTTCAATTTGAGGTATCCGAAGTTGAAAGGTCGACTATTCGCCGTACCAAATGGTGGTAGACGTGATGCTGTAACAGCATCAAAACTTAAAGCCGAGGGTGTAATAGCCGGTGTATCCGACCTGATCCTATTGAAAAGCAATCGTGATTACGGTGCGCTACTCATTGAAATGAAAAAGAAAGGTGGCTATCAATCCCCATCGCAAAAACAATGGCAAAAGATGATCTGTGAAAACAGAGAATACAAATATGTTGTATGCCATTCGCTAGATGATTTCATTCGTGAGGTGGATGAGTTTCTAAAAAATGCAGAATTATGGGACGAAATGTAAAAAAAGGGCTCGACTATTTCCCTTTTGATGTTGACTTTTTTCAGGACATAAAAATAAGGAAACTGATCAAGTACCAGCGTGGCAAGGCTGTCACTGTATATGCTCTCCTGCTTTGTCTTATCTATAAGAATGGGTATTACATGTTGTGGGACGAAGAGTTGCCCTTCATATTATCGGAACAAACCGGTTTTGAAGAAGCGTATATACAGGAGGTCGTCAAATGTTGCCTGGCACTAGGGTTGTTTTCTAAAGAACTCTTTGATAAGGAAAAAGTTCTCACTTCAATCGGAATACAAGAACGCTATAAACGAATATGTGATGATTGCAGAAGAAAGTGTGAATTTTCAGAGTTTAACCTTATTTCTTCCGAAGATAAACGCATTTCTTCCGAAGAAAAGCCCAAAAACTCCGCAGAAAGTACACAAATAAAAGAAAAGGAAATAAAAGAAAAGAAAATACCTCCTCAAACTCCCCCTAACGGGCTCGTTTCGTCGGACAGAGGAGGAAGAATAACTTCGTCTCCTTCTTCTGAAAAATATTTTGATATTAAGACAGAATTGCGTGGTAAACCGGGTATAACAGAAAATGACGTATGGGAAGCTATGCGCCTTGCCGAAAACGGTAAAGAATCATCTATCGGCACGGGGCTCATCAAGCAATGGTTAGACAACCCCTCAATGTGTGACTTCTATATAATCATCCAAAATCTACAAAGAATGGAGCGTGAAGGACAAATAAGGGTGATGTCTCATGAAAACTACTTTGTGTATGTTTTTCTGCTAATG